ATTTAGAGGCCGACAAGGGGTAGCGAAACAATGAGCGAACGCCGTACAGTATACAAGGATGCCAGCACTGGGGTGGGTGGGTTAGGCCCGTCCCAAAGCCAGACCTATGTAGACGGCACTAAACTCATGGGGCAGTCATACGGCAACGATGCAAAAGAAATCATCGACTTGGCCAGCACTGCCCCAATCATTCCGATTGGCGTAGTGAACCCATTTGCTGGTGGGACTGCGCCAACGGGATGGCTGCTTTGCGACGCAAGTGAAGTAAGTCAAACATCATACCCGCTGCTGTACGCGCTGCTTGGAACAACGTGGGGCACAGCGGCCAGCGGCAACTTTAAGCTACCGGACTTGAGAGGTAGGGTCATCACCGGAGCAGACGGTGGAGCAGGGCGGATAGCAAGCAACAACACGTTGGGCGACGATGGTGGTGCGGAGGATGTGAGCTTAACCACGGCACAGTTGCCCAGCCACAGCCACGCGAATACGGCGTCGGGTAGCGGCACGGCTTCAACCGACTTGAGTTATGCGAGCTATTTGTATTCCAATGAAACAAATACGGGTAACTGGAATTTTAACAAATTTTATTCAACGGGCAGCGGGAATTATAAGGCAAACCTTTTGTCCGCAGCAAGCATCACCGCCACGACTACGGTTGATTCATTAAGCATATCAATGTCCAACGCCAACACGGGCAGCGGAAACAGCCACAGCAACCTCCAACCCTACGCAATTTTTAACCACATTATTAAGCACGACTAATGGCTATACTCGAAAAAGGTAGAATGAGTGACGGCGTGATGGCACTGGCTGGAGGCATGGATTCTGGCCGCAGCCCTGCGCTACTACCCAAGACTCAAGTAGCCTACGCACAGAACGTGACCTTTCGCGGTGGGTACGCCAAGACACGGCCCAGCTTTGAGAGGATTCCGTTAGCCACCAGTTCCGCTGCAACAGCGATGCTGGCGGCGAAGTTCCAAGGCAGCGGCTACTACGAGGAAAGCAACACAGCCGCGCACATGATTGTTGTAGCGGGCGGTAATGTTTACAAGCTGACCCCGCCAACCAGTGGCATCAACTGGACAGTGGCAGACATTACGGGCGGCGTCACTGTGTCGGCCACCCGCGAGCGCGTACACATGATTCAAGCGGATGAGTACCTCATCATCCAAGACGGAACCAACTCCCCTTACATTTACAGCGACACCGCCTCTGGCACTTGGCCACAAGCCTCCAGCGCAACGGCGAACCGTGTTCCAGTTGGCACGGGGCCGATGGCGTATGGCAACGGACGGTTATGGGTAGCGCAGGGGCGCAATTTTGTAGCGGGCGACATCCTTGGCGGCACAACTGGTATACTTAAATTTACAGAGAACACACTGCTCGCTGGTGGCGGCTCATTCACGGTGAGCGTAGGTAGCGGCGACATAACAGCAATGCGGTTTGTTGCGGCTCCAAATACTGCGCTAGGGGTAGGCGAGTTGATGGTGTTCACAAGTGACGCAGCCTTCAGCGTAAACGTGCCAGCGGATAGAAACGATTGGTATGCCCTCGCTGACCCAATCCAGCGGGTGGTGCTGATAAACAACGGCAGCAGCAGCCAGCACAGCACGGAGTTAGTCAATGGCGATTGCCTATTCAGAAGCCGCGACGGCATCCGCAGCTTAATCCAAGCGGTTCGTGATTTCTCCCAGCAAGGCAACACCCCTATCAGTAGGGAGATGTCGCGGATACTGAAGTACGACAACCCAGCTTACTTGCCGCATCAAAGCGGGGTATTGTTTAACAATCGATACCTACTCACCAGCATGGACAACTATAAATCTGCCACGGGGGTGGCGTACAAGGGGTTAACTGTGTTAGATTTCGATTTGATAAGTGGGTTAAGCGGCAAAGCCCCAGCAGCCTACGATGGCTTTTGGAAGCTGGAAGTGGAACGGGGTAGCCCATCAGCGTTAACTGGGTTTGATATTTACCAACTGGCCAAGGGTCGGTTCAGCGAGGTGGAACGGTGCTTTGCGTTCGTCCGAAACGAGAGCGAGACGATGGAGATTTGGGAGCTAAAGAATGATGGCGACCATATCGAGGACAAGGATTACAGCGGTGGTGATGCGGTGTACCAGAAGATTAGCAGCGAGATTGAGTTGCCCAGCTTCGACTTCGGGCAAGCGGGGGCAGCCAAGGAATTGGCCAGCGCGGATATGTGGGTGGATGAGGTTAGCGGAGGTCGAGTGGACTTCCATTGCGACTTCCACCCAGACCAGTACCCGTGCTGGATTGATTGGCAGGATTGGCACGTTATAGCGGAGTACCAAGCAAGTGATTGTGAATCGCTGGTTGATTATCAGAAGCAATACAGACCAAGGATGCGGATAGGTAGGCCACCACAAACCGAAGAGCCAGCAGCGGGTAAGCGAATGAATTACGGGTGGGAGTTTGCAGCGCGTGTTAAATGGAAGGGCCATGCACGACTGAAGATGTTCCGCCTCAACGCGCTGGAGACACAAGAAGAACCTTATGCAGATGTAAACATAGACGGCACAGCCAAGGCCATCGCTTGCGATTGCTTGAGCGGAACCAACAGTGCCACCAACCAATAAATAATTATGCCAAATTGTACCTCAATAACTAACGGAGCAACGCTCGCCATCACGGCAGAGACGTTAACGGCTGACTTCTGTCACACCTCCCTGCAAGCTACTCACACGGAGTTCGCGGCCAAGACCACCATCAATCATCTTGGCGCGTCATTCACATCTGGCGCGTCCACGCCCAACAGCGGCGACCAAGATAAGCTATGGATGAAGCTGGACAGCGATTCACGGCCATTGGGGTGGTACTACTACGACACTTGCAACAGCGCGTGGCAGAGCTTCAGCACGACTCCGGTTGGTACACTGAATCCCTACGCTGGAGCCAGCGCACCGGACGGCTGGCTGCTGTGCGATGGCAGCGATGTGGCGAAGGCGACCTACGTCCTACTTCACACACTACTTGGCACGACCTATGGCACGGCCACGGATGCCACAAATAACTTTAGGTTGCCCGATATGCGAGGGCGCGTGCCCGTGGCAGCAGACGGCAGCGCGGGTCGTATGGCCAGCAACGATGCAGCGGGGAACAGCGGTGGTGAGGAGTTACACACGCTGACGTTTAATGAGATGCCAGATGGCAAGTATGCGAAAAATGCAAGTTTCAGCCATACTGATAACTACAACCACATGAACTACAACCCCAACAGCCCAGACTTTGGAAGTTCTAGCGACTACGATGTTGGCGGTGCTACGGCCATGAACAATATGCCACCCTACCAAGTGGTAGCGAACTACATCATTAAAACATAATGAAACTGACTTACGGAGACATCAAGGAAGGGATGGCGAAGGTGCTATCATTGCCCACCGCCGACAGCCGCGTGATTAAGTACGTCAACGAGGCGCAGGAGCGGCTGGCTTACAAGGGCAAATGGCAAGGAACCTATGTTCGCTTCGCCGTGACCAACAGCAACGGCACAATCACATGGCCTCGCCAGATTGAAACGATTGAAGCTGTGGCCGTTAGTGACGCGCCAGCGGTGATACGGAATGAATGGTACGAGTTCTTGGAAAGCGGAGTCGGCCTTCGTGATAGCGCAGACGGGGATAGTCTGACCTTGATAGACAGAGCAGACGCCGTATCCTTTAGTGACATTGACGGGCTGGACAAGAAGCTGAAGGTTGTAACGACAAGCGACACTGATGCAGGGAAGACGATGATACTTCAGGGGTACGACGAGAACGGTGCATGGATTCGCACGCAAGACGGAGCCGACCACATTGACGGTGAGAAGGTTACGTTGGTTGCGAGCAGCACCAACGTGATTACCAGCAACAAGTTCAGTGCGCTGAGTGGAGTGATAAGGGACACTACAAACTACAACGTGCTGCTCAAGGAACACGACACCACGGACACCACAGACCGAACCATTGCGGAGTATGAACCCAACGAGACTCGCCCAAGTTACCGCCGCAGCCTAATTGCAGGCTTACCTGACACGTCCACCAAGACAGTGACCGTGGTTGGCAAGTTGCGGTTCATCCCTGTTGTGAACGACAACGACTGGATGTATATAAATTACGAAGCAGCACTTCGCCTTATGGTTCAGGCAATTCGCAAGGAAGAAACCAACAGCGAGGACGCAAGCCACTACGAGAACAAGGCTATACAATTATTACAAGATCAACTACTGCATTACTTGGGAGACGGGGCAGTGCCCATTCCGAGGATTCAAGGTGTAGCAACCTATGGCGGTGGCGGTGTGGTTAACTTACAATAGGAGAATATTATGGGATTCCTTTCATCAGCATTAGGTACAGCAGCAGGCAAACTCATTGGAGACGAGCTGTTCGGGGGCAACGGCGGCAAAAAGAGAACCGAGAATCGTCACTCCGCCACATACCAAGACATCTACGGACGACGACCACCTGATCTAACACGCGAAAAGGTTGACTCAGGCAAGACACAGAAGAAGTCCATCAGCAATAACCTAGCTGTAACACAGGAGGCGGGAGACTTGTTTAGCCAGATAAGCGGGGCTGAAACCGACACTCTCATGGCTATCATGGATAAGATATCCCCCAACATAGCGAAGGGGAGCGCAGAGGAGTTGCAACTTTCCAGAGACATGATGGCAGGGAAGTTTGATCCAAAAGATGTAATTCGGCACGGGACTAGCAGGGGCTTTGATATGGGCACAGCAGGTAGCCAGTTCGCTAACTTCAACGAGCTTCGCAGCTTTGGCGTGGATCAGATGGGTTATATGCAAAAGGGGGCAGAGTTATTCAGCGGCATACAACAGCGAACAGCGCAGATAGCAGATATGTTTAGCCAAGTAGGGAGGGCGACATTGGGAGGCAGCTTCGACACCCTCGCCTCCCTGCGCGCCCACGAAACAGGCGAGAGCGACAGGGACACAGAGGTGGGTGCATACAACCGCAGCCTGCAAGCGATGCCTGACGCTGGGCTAGTGGCGCAGCAGGACGCAGCACGGATGGCTGCGATTAGCGGAGTTGGGCAGCCCGTTGGGCCACAGCTAATTGGGCCGTTGAACCCTTCCGGCAACACAATGTTGTTTGGTGGGCAGCAGGGCTACTCACAGTTTGGCGGTTTAGCTAACTCACAACGCAAGCACGGCTGGTCAAATAGCCCCACTTCGCCAAGCAACCTCGCCAGAGGCTACCAGACAAGCAACTACATGACAGCATAGGAAAAAATTATGGCACTTAACTTAATGACACCACGATATGTCGCGCCTGACGTGACAAAGGCTCCGCTTGCAGCCGAGTCAATTCGCAGCAGCCAAGCAAGCACTAACCTAGCAGCACAGGCGCAAGCGACCCGTGACAGGGCGCAACAGGCACAAGAGCAACAGTTCAGGGCGCAGCTAGGTTTAAGCGCAAAGGAGCAGGCTGAAGCCAGCGCAGCACGGCGGGGCAATCTTGCATTGGGTTGGGAGAGAGCCGATCAAGGCTGGGAAGAACTGGGTCTTCGGGCAGAGGCGCAGTCGGTGAACCTAGCCAACACAGAGCAGCAGATGAGGCACAGGGAGGACAGGCTACCGTTTGAGATTGATGCCCTTGCCCTAGCTAACGAGGCTCAAGACCTCAAGAATGAGCTAGATTATGCCACGATGGATGAGCGGAAGGAGAAGGTTAGACTTGGGAACAAGAACTTACGAGCCGACATTATGGGCAAGAGGGTAACCGCCCGAAGCATCAACCAAGCAACTAACTTTGCTGAAACAAATCAAGCTACGAAGGAGCGGCAAGAGGGCAACTTCGCAAGCTACCAGTCACAAATGGACGCGGCGATTAATATGGGGTACTACGATTTCATTCAAGACATGGTGTTCGAGGACGTAAACCCAGCACAAGCCCAGTCCTTGCGAGAAATGCAGACGAAAATAGCGGGACGAGAAGCCTCGAAGGCAGCAATGGCTACGAAGAATAGGCTGAACGTCAATGCTATTAATCAGTCCACAGCCAACCAAGCAGTGATCGGTAAGTTGCCAACTGTGGCGATGCAAGGCTTTTGGCGGCAAGCAAACGTCACTAATTTTAGTGGCAACACACAATACACTGACGGCAACGGTATGCTAACTCCAGAGGGGCAAGCTGCACTGTCTGCGCAGGCAGAATGGTTAGGGCTGAACCTAACACAGTCTGACACGGATCAGTTAATGACAATGCCAGTGGGAAGCTCGCAAGGGCAGGGCTGGTTGCTCTCAGGTAACCCAGCAGGGGAGAAGTTCCTCAACGGCTCTATGTTTATCCCGACCGAGGAGGCGTTGCAAGAGGCAAAGGCGTTGAAGGCGAAGCAGAGGGCTGACTTCCGAGCCACGTTTGAACCGCAAGAAGCTGAAGACGTGCAACACGGCATGAAGGTTAAGCTGAAGAGCGGCAAGGTTGTTGAGCGTGAAGAAGCGCAAGCGATTGTGAGTGAGGTCAGGCAAGCCTTTGATGCCATCATTGATGGCGGCGTATACGAAGACACTCCAGCAGGCCGCTCACTGGCATTCAAGGAAGCCTTGACCGGAGCCAAAATCGCGGCTGGCCAGATTACGGTCTACGAGCACGGCGATGACTTCAAGCACATTAAGGTTGGCGAGACGTACTACGACTACCACGAGACTGACCCAACGAAGATGATTAAGATATGGCAACCTAAACCCCACGACGCCGCACCATCAGTAACTGAACCCCCCGTACAAACAGGTGACAAAGTGAAGACAGGTGGTCGCGTCTATGAAGCTCAACACGAGTTGCAAGCTCAACTTATCGATAGAGGGCTAACACCGGAACTAGCAAACTTCGTGATAAATGAGGCAGTTTCGGGGCGGAGTATGATGAAGGATGATTGGGATGTTGATGACCCCACTGCTGGTATGCTGGAGCAAGCCAGAAGAAGGGAACATAAGAGGGCTTTAGCGGTCAAAGAAACAATCGCTGAAAACCTGTTTGACTTATTCTGGGGAGAGGATGAGAACGATGTAAACGACTTCCAAATTAAAAAACTAGAGAATTACTTGGACAAGCCTTACTGGGAATGGCCAGCACTGACTCCGGTAGGTCACAGCAAAGACCCCCGCCAACCAAACGCAGCAGAAGTGGCGAAGCTAAAGAAGGCGATACCTAAATACCTTGAGCACTACCGCAGGCAAGGCGATCTGTTGAGTCATCTAGAGTCTGATCAATTCAAAGGCGAATCGAGAGAGTACTAAATCATGGCACAGGCAAGCGACCACCCATTAGCCGCCGCCATTGAGAAAGCAGGCGGGCACGGCGTACCGTTGAGTGACTTTCAAGAAGATCACCCCCTGCAACCATCGATGAGTGGTGCTGCTCACCCGCTACAAGCAGCGATTGATGCTGCTGGAGGGGTTGGTGTGCCTGTTCAGAGCACTTACATCGGCCAACCCGATGCAGCCCCCGTCGATGACACCAGCGCAGTTGGCCAAGCATGGGGAAGCCTTATGCGTGGGGTCACTGGAACCGTGGCTTCCTTGCCAGAGGCGGGAGGACTGATCGCTTACAACTGGCAACGCAAATACTTCGGGGGCATCAATGAAGGCGTTACCCCAGAGGAGTGGAGCGGGTTGATGAAGTTTGGCGGGGCAATCCGTGGGGTTGGAGAAGTCCTTTCGCCAAGGGAAAGTGAGAAGTACAGGCACAGCTTCTGGGCAACTGATGTACCCAGCGGAATAGGTACTGTGTTAGGGTTTGCTGCTGGGTCGAAAGGACTGGGCGCGGGCTTTAAAGCCGCTGCTGGAGGAGCCACCAAAGCAAGCGCACGCGCCACCGCTCATGTTGAAGCAAGACTAATAGCCAAGGGCATGGCTCCAGAGGCGGCGAAGAAGGCCGTCGCCCATCATTCTGGCAAGGCCGCTATAGCAAAGGCAGCACAAGCGGAAGCCACGGGGTGGGGAACAGCATCACTTGGCACAATCGGCGCAGCAACATCGGCAGTTGAAGGCTGGGGCGATGCAGTTGCCACGCTACTTGCCAAGGCGAAGGCGGAGGGCAGGGATGAGTTGACTGACGCAGAGTATGAACAGGCATGGGAGTCATTCATCTTCAACATACCAGCGGGTGTGTCCGAGATAGCGGGTGCTAACCGCATTGCTCTCAAGCTGTTCAAGAATTTAGACAAGGGAACCAAGGGCAAGTGGAGCGCAGGGTACAGGCGCATTGTTAAAGACGCCGCAAGCGGTGCAGTCGAGGAAGCGTTGCAGGAAAGTTTCCAGACGACATGGATGAACCTTGGAGCATCCGAGGTAGCCAAGTACGACGAGAACCGCGAGCTATTCGAGGGAGTCCTGCACGCTGGCGGCGTGGGCGGTTTCATCGGCGGTGTGTTCGGCGGTCTAGTGGCTGGCGTCAACCGTAAGGCCAACCTGTACAGGCGCATCCTAGAACTAAAGGAAACAAAGGCAGAGCTTGAGAAGTCCGGCAGCACTGAGACAGCGGCGGAGGTGCAGAAGGAGATTGATGAGGCGATGAGGTCTTTGGGTACGTCGGAGGAGAATCGCAGGAGGTTGGTTGAGGCTTTAGCCGAGCGAGCGGAAGCCGAGTTTGATGCGGACATTGAGAGCAGGAAGGCCGAGATAGATGAGGCTCAACAAACTCTACGCGAACAAGCCAAGGAGGAGATACTGGAGAGCTTTACGCAGGTTGATGGCGGGCTTGTGCGAAGGGAGTTCCCTGACACTGGTGGTCTGTACGCAACAACAACGGAAGCGATGACGGTAGAAGAAGCAGCGGAGGTAACAGAGCAAGAGTTTGAAGAGGTTGATGTTGAGGTTGAGGACGAGGTGCGGGCGGGAGAGATCAAGCGGACAGAGAAGGAGAAAGCCAATCTGGAGAAGCGGTTAAACAAGGGTGACCTCAGCCGAACAAAAGCCCAAGAGGTCTTGGATGAAATCGGAAAACTTGAAGCCTCGCTTGAGACACTCGAAGGGTTGCCGGAGAAGCGCACGGAGAAGCAGAAGAGGCCGAAGGATCGACGCAGAGTAACGTGGGTGCTGAGAGATAAGGACGGCAAAGCCATCGAGGGCGAGGCCGAGTTCGGGATGGTCACCACTCTCCTAAACATGGAGCAAGTGGAGGAGGCTGTGCGCGTCAGGCTGGACGCTGAAGAAATTTACAGAAGGACTTTAGAGGGGGAGGCTGAGGAAGCCAAGGAAGCTGAGAAAAGAGAAGAGGTTGACACCACCGTAGAAGGGCAGTTGGCCGAGATAGAGAGGCAGGTCGAGGTGGAGGAAGCCGAGGTGAAGCAACGCGCTGAACAGGCTGGATTAGACCAAGACCAAATAGCCGACCTGTCAGGGGAGTTTGAGCCACGGATTGTGTTAGACCCACGAGACAGTGAGGCGGTTGATCCCATAGTTTATGAGGTGCTGGATGATGACGTTGAGGTTACTGACCTTGTGTTGGCGGAGACTAACGACCCCATGCTTGGGCTGCAGAGCACGGTGTACAAGGTTAGGCAACTTGGCGAGTTGAAGAAAGCCCAAGCCGCCGTGAACAGACTCAAGGGAATACTAGGTCGCACGGACTTGACCCAAGAGGCGGCGAGGAAGGCAAGAAAGAGGTTAAGGGAAGCGAATGCTCGCCTCACGAAAGCCAAGGAAAACCAGACGCGGTTCGTTGACGCTGCGTTTATGCAGGATGTAGCAACGGCCAAGGCGGAGGAGGCAGACAGAGCGGAGAGGCAAAGGAAATTTGAAGAGGAAGAAGCGAAGAGGATAAGGGAAGAGGATGAAGCAGCGGCGGAGCCGTTCACCCGCAGGGCAACAGATGAAGCAATCGAACTGGCCAGAAAGCTGGGCTATCTGTCCACGGCTGAAGAGCTTGAAGCGAAGGGACTCATTGAGTCACTCGGAGGGCAGGTTCCAACTGCGGGCGGCGTAGCGGTTGACCCCGACACGGGTGCGCAGCTTTACTGGAACATAGACATCAAGCCAACTGACAGAAGAAGGAATACGATCAGTGAAGGGGATGTGGTTAATCGTATGTGGCAGAGACTTCTGCTTGATAAGGAATACGCTCAAGAGGAATCCTTCCAGAGGTGGTTTAAGGATACGTTTGCTGGAGATCAAGACGCGCTTTCATTGTTGATGGACTTGAACAGTGAGGCAGCCATTGAGCAGCGGGGCGGGGTGGTGTTGAGCGTAGACACTATCAAGCGGTTACGCGCCGAGAAGAATGAGGAGATAAAGGCCGAGCAGAAGGCGACGAAGGCTATGTCGGAGGAGGCACGGGCAAGAGCGGTAAGGGTGGCGATACACAAGGCCCGACGAGAGCATGAGGAAAAAGAGAAAAAGTTGGATGAAGACATTGAGGCAAGGGAGGGAATGCCGGATCGCTTCCAACTCAAGGACATAAAAAGGATAGTGTTCAAGGAGCCTTCCACCTCAAGGGTCGAAGCTGATTTCACTGAGGCTGAGGAGGCGCAGTTGATTCGATCAATGCTACTGAAAACCACCAGAGCGGACGCGCCGATCACAATGCAAGAGATGCGCATCATGCACACTGCGTTAGTGAACAAGGAGACTGCCAAGGAACAGGAAGCCGAGCCAGCCACGAAGCCAGACGAGGGAATACTCAAGAGACTCAAGCGGGAGGTGAGGAAAGTCCTTACCTTGCTCAGACGTAAGGACAAGGAGATTGTTAAAACCCAAAAAAAAGTGGACGCAACTGAAAGCAAGGTAGCAATCGAAAAGAGCAAGCTGGATCGCAGGAAGGAACAACTGATCGGGCATCCGAAACACATCACCGACATCCTTGAAGTACCCGCCGCCAAGCGCGACGCTAAACAAAAGGAAACGCTCGAAGAATATTACAATCAACTCAATGAGAATGAGAGTAACTGGAAGCAAATTCAGAGGTGGTACACATGGGCCGCTAACAGAGCCAAGCAGATCAAGGCACTTGAAGGTATGCTGGAGACTCACGGCACGGGGGTGAAAGGAATCTTTGCTAACGAGTTGGAAGCGGAGCTTCGCCAGAAGGTCTTGTCCATCTTAAAGCTAGACAAGAACGCGGATATTTCCGTGACTGAAAACGGAATCAGAACAGCCCTAGATAAACTTCGGGAAGACAAGGCCAGAGTGGAAGCCTATATCGCAGAGATAGAGGTGGATGCTTTGGGCGACCTCCAAGCGAATTTGGATAAAGCGAAGAAGGAGGGGGTTCCTGCCGAGCAGAAGCTCAGGGAACTAGAGGATGAGAAGGCGGAGTTAGAGGAAGCTGTTGCAAACTACAATGCAGCGATTGATGGGGAGATGGGAGAGGTTAAGGTTCGCATAGGGCGGAGAAAGATGGCAACCGCCACGCTATGGGAGGGTGTAACAAGGGGGGTTCGCTACCGGATATACAGGTTAGAGCAAGAAGAACGATTAGACCTTCTAATGAGGGAGGCCGTGACCAAACTGGCCAAACTACAGAAAGAGTTTGCAGGTCGTAGCAACCTAACTGCAAAGCATCGGGAAAACTACCAAAACAGGATAGCCTCCCTTGAGTCCGAAATTGCTGCGTTTGTTGAGGAAGGCGCGGGAACATTCTTCGTCAACACGGCCAGCACATACACTGAAACAATGTCGCTGAAGCAGTTTGATGAGGAAACCACTGGGCAAAACGCTGGCGGCTACATAATACTGGGTAGCGGGAAGAACTCCACTGGAACAATAGACGCCCCTGTTACACGGGACGAGGCTATGCGGTGGATGGAGAACGAGGGCAAGGGCAAAGGCCCGTTCATGGTAACCTTCACCACACCCCACTCGTTCG